CAGAATTATCCATATGAGTTTTACACTGCCCTAAGCTTGATTTGTCCTGGCAGAGTGGGGAGTAAGTTTGCATTCGGAATGCGATTCTGTGTAGCAAATAAGGGTTTTGGCGAGTACAGATTTACAGGAGCACGGAATACAAAGGAGCTAGCTGCGCTACTAGGGGATGACGTAATGATACGTCGTCTAAAGATAAATGTATTGCCCGATTTGCCACCAAAGATCAGGTCCGTCAAAGCAGTTAAGATTCGGCGGATGGAAGAGTACCAAAGGGCAGAGGATGATTTGATTGGCTGGCTACATGAGGTATACGGCCCGCTAGTGGCGAACCGGGCTGTAGCTAACGAGCGTTTCGCAAGGTTCGTATATCTGCGGCAGTATGCTGCAAAGCTGAAGATGAAGCAGGTATATGCGTTCATAGACAGGAAGTTAAAGCAGGGTGGAAAGATTCTTGTAGGCACGATTCACAGGAAGACAACAGCCAGATTGTATAGGAGATATAGCAAGATCGCAGTAGTGATCGAAGGAGCAACAAGTAGAACACAACGAGAACGGGCAGAGAAATACTACCGGAACAATCCAAAATGCCGAATGCTAATTGGGCAGATTAAAGCTGCGGGGGAAGCACTGAATTTGCCTGAAACGAAGTATGTCATCTTTGTAGAACTTCCCTGGAATCCGGCTACTTGTGTCCAGTTTGAGGATCGGGCACACAGATTAACAACTAAACACAAGGTATACATTTACTACCTCATAGCGGAGGGCACAATTGAGGAAACACTTGTAAACATAATTGATAGGAAAATGAAAATTCTCCACAAAATACTGGATGGAGGAATGAAGGAGATCACAAAACTGGAGATATTCGACATGTTACAGGCAGAGTTACTAAAGAAGGCAGGTTAATCATGCCAGACAACGAGCGAATTAAGTTTGCCACACGCCAGCAATTCTACGCTGCTGCACGCGAGATGCATTTGGTGGATGGATTAAGCAAGAAGTCACTAAATGAATACGTTAATTTCTTTGCTAAGATGGGGAGTCGTTTCCCTCCACCCGAATTGGTTCTAGATGTACTTGAATTTCTGCCTAGGAATGCAGATTTGACGCAGGAAGAGATGAAGCTATATATGGAAAATCAAGAGAAAGTAACATATCTAAATGCTATATCTCAAGCGTTGATTTCTTTACTAGCACTCTCAATAGCCGCACAGGAACAATAACAATGGCCAGAGATAAACTAGTTCCGGGCGCTGTAGATACTATGCTAGTAAAGGATATACCTAGCGTCGTTAAATCCAGATTCAAGGCATGGTGTGCCTTGTACGGCATGGATATGCGTGCAGTTGTAATAGACTTCATGCGTAACATAGTGGAAAGTCCGCCCGATGTAGCCAAAATTCGTCGTCTCAACCGTGGAAAAATAGCTGCTTTGCCGGAGGAAGAAAATGCCGCAAAATAGAAACTGGCGCTACGATTACTACCACATTGAAGTCTGGTACGGAGAAGGGCTGAGTAATGAAGACGTAATAAACACAGCCATTGAGGAAGCCAGGGAAAGAGCTAAACTCTGCTGTATGCCTTGTGTATGGACAGCAGAGATAATTGTAGGAAGCATGGATAACTCTGGCAAGGTTATCGTGAAAGTGCGTAGAAAGAGAGTGAAGGCATGATTGACTTCACTCAAATTCTGGATGACCTGCACGTTCCCTACCATGATAGTGGTAGAGGCACACGGGTAGGTTGGGTCAACTTCCAATGCCCATATTGTGAAAAAGATCCATATATGGGCTATAATCTTGCAGGACGATATGTAAACTGCTGGAGTTGTGGTACTCATGATTTGATAGCCACATTGCACATGCTAGGTATGGAAACGCAGGAAGCAAGGAAGGTTATAGAGGAATTACCCCGCACAAGAATATACAAGGAGATTGATTATGAGAAGCGCGGGAAGCTGGTAGAGCCTGTGGGATTAGGAAATCTATTATGGGAACATAAAAACTACCTACGCAAAAGGAATTTGTGGTTCTATCCAAGAAGGTACAAGCTGCGAGGTATAAATGGCACAGGAATTCCTCTCTTACGTTGGCGTATCTACATTCCTATATACTTTAGAGGGGAAATGGTGTCTTGGACAGCTAGAACTATATCAAACCATATCAATCCCAAATACTGGTCCCCTCCAGACGCTGAGTCAATCATTCCAATCACCCAACTTATATATGGTGTGGACGAGTGCCGTGCAACCATCTTGGTGGTCGAGGGACCATTGGACCGTATGGTACTTGGGAGTGGGGCTGGTGCCACCTTGGGGCAAGACATTACCCCCGCAAGGCTAGAACAGATAAGCAGGTTTCCTAGGCGAATCTTCTGCTTCGATAATGAGCCTGACGCACAAGCCAGAGCTAGACGCTGGTGTAGGGAGTTATCTCCATTCCCCGGTGCCACATTAAACATAGCTCTGAGTAGTGGGAAAGACCCGAGCAGAGTAAATAAAAAGGAATTGCAGGCGTTAAAGGAAGAGTTTCTAAACCCCAAGGATCAATTCTCATGATTTGGCTACTTACCACAATTAATCTGATAACAGGGGCATACGTGGTGTTTCTTTTCTACCGCGTGCTAAGTCTAACTTACGCACTAAAGATTACTCTACAAAACCTTGGTGAATCGTTAAAGCGAGAAGAGAAACTAAGGCAAGCCCTAAAGGAGTACGAACATGAAAAGCTTCCTTGATAACGCGACGGCAAACGAACAAGAAAGAGAGGCGATGAAGGATGCGCTTACTTTCGCTGTGGCAACTTTGCTTTACGCTGCTCATTATATTAATCCTCCAGCAAGCTCTACGCGGACCGCGCAAGAGGTAACAAAGACCTGCATAACAAAGGCACAAACTTTCGTGGACGAATATCTCAAAAGAAAGGAAAAGAAGTCATGATATCTGAAGCACTAAAGAGTGAAATGGCTGCACAGGTACGGAATGGTGTGGACTACCTGGAAGAGAAGATCGGTAGCTGGTATAACCACATCAATGTTGGCAACTTGGATATGAGCAGTACCACTGACGACATTGCAGGACAGCTACAAAGGAAATTAGGAGGCAGAGGTAACTTTTGGGACTTCCTGGTCTCGTTGGAGGTGGTGGAATACAAGGACTACCTCAACGATGACTGGAGGGATAGATACATTTCCATCGCTGCCAACTTCGGTCTGACACTGGAGCAACTCACTACTCGCAATGAAAAGCAGCGAGATGATATGTGGGATTACCTCCAGGAATTATGGATAAAACAGATTGCAGAGCGGAAATTGCTCGCTCCTGTGGTCAAATAATAACTGCTTTGACGGCACTTTGAAAGTGCTAGAAAAGAAGTGTACAGATGTACAGGAGACAATAGTGTACATTAGTGCTTGCCTTTTAATCGTGCAGAAAGGGAGCGCCAAGCTTCGATCATCCGGAACGCATGGTAGGTCATCTAGCGTCAAGATCGGCCCTAGGCAGGGCCGGACCGGAAGGAATTCGCTTGACGGACGCTCGCGAGTGGAGTACAAAGACACTCACCCCGGATCGGGTCCGGGGTGAGTGAGCAGCAGAGAGGGTTCTGCTGACCTGAGATGGTAGACCTACCATAGCAGGACCGGGCGAGCGAAGCAACCCCCTCTGTACGTTTGTACACTAACCAGGAAAACGGAAGTTTTTAGGTGCCGTCAAAGCAGTTATTATTCGAGGATGGAACCGATGACTTTTGCAGAAGCCCATGTTTTGGTGATGCTTGAGAGTGGCAGAAGAATGAGCATCGAGGATATTCAGGACACCCTGAATAAGAGCATACCGTGGTGGGCGTTCTGGAAGAAGTGGAGTGCCTTCGGTATTTTGGACATGATAGGAAGCATGGCAGAGAGTGGGTGGGTGGAAGTGCATTACTTTGACAGGGTAATACTTGTCAATAGAGCTAACGTCGTGGGACGTGACAACGAGTAAGATCGGCTGTCAGTAGGTTCGACTCCTACTTAGCTCATTTGTATCGCCGTAAAGCTTTACAACTTCAGCCCGTGTGTGGGATATCTGCATCGTCACACCATATAAAGGCTGAGTAGCAGACGAGATAGCTACCGTACTTGGTGAGTTTCCAAGTCGGTTGTAGGATTCCTACGGGATAAGGGGAAATGCTATCTTCGAGTGTTTCGATCCGGCTCCGTTACTGCGACAGGGTATACCCTAGAGCAGGGTGGAGGGGGGAGAAACGGGTGGACAAACTCTATAAATAGAGTTTTCAAGACCGTCAAAGCAGTTATTTTTCGGGGTGGAGAATGGTAAAAAGTTACGGTTTTGAAGGTATTCTGAGGATCATAGGCTTTAATACCTATGAAGAATACTTAGAATCGGACCTGTGGAAGAGAATACAAGATAAGGTACTTACAAACGCAAGTAAAATATGCATTGTGAAAGGATGTAAACATGAGGCTACAGAGGTATTCTGTAGCAAATATAACTTGGAAACCCTAAAAGGGAATGATCTGTCTGCATTAACTCCAATTTGTTTTGATTGTCTGCGTAAAATAAAAGGAAATAGGACTGGCCTTTACTTCAAAACTGCCAAGAAAAAACTTCACGAACTAAGAACAGGTAAAAAGAAGAAGAAAGGAAAGCCTTGGATTGGATTGTCTTTCAAGAGGAGATATGAGGCAATCCACAGAAATCGGGAAAACAATAGCCGTACTGCAATGGAAATGAAGTATTCCAGCAGTAAATACAGAAACTGAGCAGTTTCGGGGGCCGTCAAAGCAGTTATTATTCGGTGATGAAAATGGTCAGATTCATCACGAAGGCTAAGGCCAAGTGGGGAGAGAGGCAAAGGAACATTGAGAAGCTTGGTTTCAAGACGTACACAGACTACTTGCGGAGTGACCTGTGGAAGGCTATCCGCAAGCAAGTATACGCAGAGAAAGGTAGGGATTGTAGCATAGAAGGGTGTATCAGGAAGGCACACGACATACACCACACGGATTACAAGCTGAAGACGATGAAAGGGGACAACAGAAAGAGTTTACATCCTGTGTGTACGGGCTGTCACGATAAGATAGAGGATGGTGCCAAGCTTCCTCTAAAGACAAAAAGAAAGAGGGGAACACTAGCTGTCGGTGTTGCTCATAGGAGGAAGTGGTTATCCGGGAAGAAGTTTTCGAGAGGGGTAAAGAAGTGGACAAAGAGAAAGAAGTAAAGTTTCTGGAAAGATTGAAACTGTATCCGGGCAGACATGAAGAGAAGACGGCAGCAAACATCATGGAAGCGTGCGGCTATGTAGCAGGAGAGGAATGGACTAACCGTCCAGAGTGTGTGTCAGTCATACTACGCCTATTCACAATATCTCTCAATAACAAATTGCCCGGTACTCCCCGCCAGCGTCTCAAGCAATACATACCCCAACTAATCAATTCTAATGGGGATGATCGGGTAGAGAACAAACGAGCATGGATGGTATGTGATTGGCTTATCCGTACAGCATTAGCTCTCTGGCTCGATAAGGCAGGCTATCACGAAGAGGGAGAAAAAATAACTGCTTTGAGGCGTATCTGTTCCAAGCGCAGATACCAGAAAGCCTATCGGGTAATTAAACGAATTGATCCGAAGCGATTCAAGATCAACTACGCAATCTTCCATCCTCATCCTGGCTACATATCTTCCCTCATCACATACGAACAAGCAGAGGCAATGAATGTATGTGGAGTGGAGGCTGCTATTCATGCATTAGGTACAGATTATGATGAAGGTTGGGAAGAGTTTCATCCAAGCAAATGGGAACAGGGAATCACGCTTCCAGACTTGGCATATGAAATCACAGATAAGATATTCATGTGCCAGGATAAGATGGTTAATGCCATTATAGACAAATGTGAAATTGAAACACTGCGGGCAAAGTGTCGTCAAGCGTTCAAGCCTTGTGTGCTTGAGTTACAGGAGTCTGCGTTCAAACTCATAGGGAGGCTGTTAAAATGCTCTATCTAGAAAGTGACGGAGGTACGAAAGTAGTTGTGCTTTCCTCCGAGAATTTGGAGAAACTCAAGCAAGGTAAACCAGCAGTCACTCCAGACAAAAAAGTCTGTGTGTGCTATACGCCAGACATTGGTTGGTTAGCTGAAGAGATTGCAAAGGTTGTGACAAATGAAGATGGGGATGCAAACAAGATTGGAAAGCTGATTGATGAATCTACTAAGCGTCCCGAGAAACCTGTGCCGGATTACTTCCCACCAAAAACGACTCGTTTCAAGGATAAAAAATAACTGCTTTGACGGGAGGTCAGAGCGATGGTTTTCTACGAAGAACACGATATGACATCTGAGCAAGAGAAGACGGCAGGCCGTCTTGCGCACGACTTCTTCAGAGTCATAGGCAGGAAGTACAGTGGAAGACCAGAGATGCCTAAATCCTGGCATCAGGAATTCAAGCGCCTCCTGAAGTCTCGGGGGCAGAAGGATTTGGAAGAAGTGCTGGCTTGGTATTGCAAGCATCACTCAGACGAATTCGTACCGAAGGCAGTTACAGCGGTCCAATTCAGGCTCCGCTTTGTAGATATCCGAAAAGCAATGGTTACTCAGGATGTAATTGTAAATCCTGATATAAAGGATTCAGACTATGCCAAAGCAATTGCAGGGAAGATGAGAAATCATTTCACGCTTCCAGCAAACATAGATGCAATGTTGGAAGTAGTCGTAAGTCATACAATCGAAAACTGGAGGAGCTTCTGTAGGAAGATAGACAAGTTCGTAAACGCAACGGAGCGAGAACTAGATTTCCTAGGTCACATAAGAGCAGGAGGAATTGTATTTCCAGAAAATTGGATTGAGTTTCAATGTGAGAGATTGGGGAGATTCCAGATTTACACTGGAAGAATTGACTCACTGTATTTCACATCAGACCATCCGCTATTTCTCCAGCATTTCTGGAGAGGATGGAGTAGTAAGTGGTGCGGACGCGCTGTACAGTTTGATGAACTATTGCACAAGTTAAACATGAAAGGAAAGAGTGATGCAACAGCATAACGGGCAAATGGACGAACATGAATTAAGAATGAAGGAGAACAAAGTACTCGACGATTATATCTTCAATCTCCCCACACGAGTTACGCCGGAGCAGAAGTTTCAGTGTCCTAGGTGCGGACAAAATAGCGTCTGCATTATGTTTCACCCGAGCGGAGATGCGGTGTCTGCCATTTGTGGCGTGCATAAGTGCGTGATTTATGCACGCCGTTTACCGAAGATTTCTGACTTGGAGAAGAACGCCAGTGCAGAAGAATTGGGAGAGATGGCCCAATTCGTTGAACACATGCGACACAACATAGATGGGCAAACATATGATGGTCCCTGGTGGTACGAGGGAGCATTAAAGTTTGCCTTCCTGTGTGGTTTGCATTACGAAAGAATTAAACAAACGGTCGAAGTTTAGGACCGTCAAAGCAGTTAAGTTTCGACAGAAGGGCGGGTGATTTATGACGACTGAAGAAAAACAGGACATGATCCTAAAGAGGATGAGGGATAACTACAAACCTCATTGCGTCAGGATCATCCGCCCCGTAGATAGACTGATTGAAAACCAAGTTTATGACGTCAATCGCTGTGCCAAGAATGGCATGGTACTTGAAGTATTCATAACCCTCATGATTGAGGGAGATGAATTTCTAATAGAAGTATATCCAGATGAGTTCGAAATACTTAGCTGGATATGGTGTGGTAGCATCCCTAAAGCAATGGAGAATAGCAAATGGAGAACGACAATCGTCAGGCGAAGGCCGAGAGTGAATTGATGAGTGCGGACCCATTAGAGATACTTGATAATATTCTCAAGACTTACCAGCTTGAGATCAAGTTCATGAAGGATGAGTCAATCCTTCTGGACAAGTTGTTGTTGAAGACGATGAACCACATTGATCTTGTGCTAGGGGACAATTCAGCAGCTTCTGTCAACTTCAGGAAGGAATATGCGGAGATACAGGCATGGAGATTGAAGAATTCAGTGGTGCTGATGAAAGAAGTATCCTCATTGCCTGCGTCCTCCACACAAGATTCCTTGCCAGGGTTAGCGGTAGCGTTGGAAGAGAACCGTTCCGTTCTAGCTGGTCGAACACCGTCTATTCCTGGTGCATCCGCCATTATACAAAACATGGCAGGAGTCCCAAAAAGCAAATCATCCACTACTACGAATCCTGGAGCAAGAAAGCAAGGGATAAGCAACTTTCTAAAGTCCTTAATCGCTTCCTCTCAGCGTTATCTGGAGAAGCTGAGAGGAACGGGAAAATAGATTACGATCACACCCTAGCCCTTGCGGAAGATTACTTCACACAAGTCAGGCTTGAGAAGATACATGAGGAATTAAAGGAAGGATTGAAGAGAGGAACAAACAACAAATTAGTGCAGGAAGTTCAGTCCTTCAAAGCAGTTAATTTACGGGGGGCAGATTACATAGATATCCTACACGACAAGAAGGCACAGAAAGAAGCGCTAGAAGCGCAGGCAAATGTGATAGTAAGGTGGCCAGGTGCGGCGGGTGAGTTCTTCGGGAGTGAATTTGCAGAAGATAGTCTGGTTGGAATCATGGCCATAGCAAAGGGTGGAAAGTCATTTACCTGTATGCAGACTGCCGAATTAGGCGCTCGGCAGGGCCATGATGTTGGATACTTCCAAGTAGGGGATTTGAGTAAGAACCAGATTATACGGAGATTCCAGAAACTGGCTGCAAGACGCCCCTTGCATGCCAAGATTTACCAGAAGCCTACATCTATCTACCTACCAGAAGATAGGAATGAGATAGCTGTAGTTGAAACAAAACTACGGGAATTTGAGTCTGACCTGACATGGGAAGCTGGAGAGAAGGCATACGAGAAGCTGGCTAAACGCTGTAAGGGTAAGATAGCTCTGAGCTATCACCCTACAAAGACAGTAAATGCCAGAGATGTTCATACTATCATTGCTCAATGGTATGAAGCCGGCTTCAAACCAAAGCTAATTGTGCTAGATTATGCCGGCAATCTAGCACCAATAGACTTTAAGGTAAAGCCGGATGAGCAAATAGCGGATACTTGGGCAGAGCTAAGACACATAAGCGAGAAGTTCAATCTCTGCTTTGTGACACCAAATCAAGCAAACGCCAAGGGCTTCCGCTCATACATTCTTACAAGGGATAACTTCAGAGGGAGCCTCATGATATTGGCGCATGTAACTGCGTTCCTAGGCATCAATTCTACAGATGAAGAGAAGACAAAGGGGATTCTACGCTATAACTTTGTGGTTAGGAGAGATGATAACTTCTCCGAATCCCACTGCCTACATGCGGCAAGCTGTTTAGAGGAAGCCAAGGCCATAGTGTTAAGCTGTACACGTAATAGGTAATTGAGCCTAAAAATAAGCTTGACTAGGGTAGTCAAGTATGGTATAATAGGGGAATCGTGGTGCAGATTCCGTATGGCAGAGAGGGGAAGGGGGTGGAGATGAAAAAGTGATGGTTTTAGGTCCGAAAGATAACTGCTTTGACGGTCAAGGTAGTTAGTCAAATCCCTACGAGAAGGAAAAGAACGATGGCTAAGGACAAGGAAAAGAAAAAGACTGCTGACAATGGCGTCAAGCCAAACGAGTTGAAGCTAGGTGAAGCCAAGACGCAGAAGGTCAAGCTGACTGCGATCACGGCGAATACGGCACAGAGCCGTGGTATGGGTGTGATGCCTCACCTGACGGATCGGGGACACGGCATCTTCGAGAAGATCGCCACGGACAAGGAAGCCGTATGGCCTTTGCTTGTGTCGAGCAAAGCCAGTGAACGTCGGCTCGGTGCGGAGTTGATTACTCAGTCTGAGCCGAACATCGTGGAATTCGCCCGAAAGATTCG